CTGGTAGCGACGCCGAAGATCCTGTCTCATCGCTCGTTTTTCTGACGGAGAGCCCGCTCGTGGGCCTGGAACTGTGCGCCCCTGTTCTCGATTGATGGTGCGTCGACGTTGATCTGGCCGCCAGTCATCCGGCTGACGGCCTGCGCCTGACGCGCCGACGCGATCGTCGTGTTACCCTGTAGGCCCCCGCATACGACCTCAGTCCCGCCGCCGAACTCTGGACGGACGCATGCGACAGCCAGCATCCCCGGCGGGATCTCGTCGTCAGGGTCGTCGAACGGGTCGACCGGTCGTATCCAGAACCGGTGGCCACACTCGTCGCATGTCGTCAGGACGTCGACGGGCGGGAGATCGTCTCGGACTGTGCTGTCGCACTCTGGACACTCAACTGGGAGGATTTCGTAGTCAGTCATTTTTTTGTATCACTCGTAGACGGAATTGTACAGAAAGACCTGAGTATACCAGACCAGCCAAGCTAAGACCGCTGCTTGGAAGCCCCATTCGTAGTAAACCAACCCGCAGGCACCAATTACAGTGGCCGGCCCGAGTATCAGCGAAAGCGCTGTTTCTTCCCTCGCCATCGTCAGTCACCCGGCAGGATGCTGTCGCCACGCCAGTACGGGTTACCCAGCACGTAGTCGAGAAATGCGCCACAATAGCGGTCCGGCGAGGCCACTGAGCCGCGCATCTCTCGGACGCACCCGTCGAACGACCCGCCCATCGAGGCGAACGCCTTCAGCGCGATGATGCGGTTCGGCGTCGACGACTGCCGCCACGACGGCGGGACGTCAAAGTCATTCGCGGTGAGGTTCGGCGCGAGGACTTTCAGGACACGCCCGAGCGCGTTTGCCGTCTCCTCCTCGTCGGCGAGTCGCTGCGTGGGGTCGTCGACGTCCGTCTCGATCGTCGTGCTGTGGATGTCTTCGGCCTTGTACGTCTCGTAGCCGACGCGACCGTCCTCGACGACCACGACGTACGTCGGGGAGTCATCCGAGGCTTCGACCGTGGTCTCATCGTTGTCGACTGTCGACGTGAGGACGTCTGCGACGACGCCGACGCCCTGCGGCGTCGAGACCTGGTCGCCCTCGGCGTAGCGGGTCGCGTTCGCGGAGACGTCGTCGTACGGCAGCTCCTCGTCGCGGGCGGCGGCGAGTTCGTTCGCCTTCCGTTTGAACCAGTCCACGTAGAACAGCCACCGCCCGATGCCGGCGTTCCCGCAGTCCGACCATTCATCCTCACCCCAGTCGCCGATGGCTTTGTCCGTCGACAGGTCATCTTCGTGACTGTTCAAGTACGCTGGGATCGGCGTCCCGTTCCGGTCAGTCAGCAGATCGGCGACGATGACGTTGTCGTTCGCGCCCTGTTGTGCCCGCTGAGCGCCGCGGCCGGTCCCACACGAGTCTGGTATCCAGCCCTTCTCCTCGGCTTCCTGAGCAAGTTCGCCGGCGCGGACGATCTTGTCCGGGAGGTCGACAGCGTCATCGAGCGACGGCTCGTCAGCGTTTGCTGTCGTCGTGTCGACACCGCCGGCGTCATCCATTACCGTCTCGAACGTCTCACGGACGGCGTCGTCGCCCTCATCGAGGTTCGCCGCGAGCGGGTCGGTGGTCTCATCCGTCGGGAGCGCGTCGGCCCCGTCCTGGAGATACCGCATCGCGAGGTCACCGGCGAGGCCCGGCACGGCCGAGACCACCTGCGCGCGCTTCTGCTGGATGTCGGCCTTGTCGCTCTCCGAGAGTTGTGTGAGGTCCGGCCACTCGACGCGGTACTCACCGGCCGACGGGGTCGCGATGATACCGACATCGCGGAAGCGGTCAACCGCCGACCGCACGATGTGGGGCGTTGCGTACTGCTGACGACGCTCGTCTATCATCCCGAAGTAGGAGCGCTCGTCGGCTTCGGCACCACTCACCTCGCCGCTCTCGTTGCCGCGGAACTCCTTTTTCGGGATACCGGTCTGGCCGGCGATCGCATCGAGATTGTTCTCGACGATCCCGCTCGGGTCCTGGATGTCGCCGCCGAGGCGCTCGACGTCCATCCCCGTCGTCCGGAGGTAGCGCTGAAGCCCCTGCTCGTAGCGCTGGAGCTCGTCCTCGAGGTCGTCCATCCCCGCCGAGAGATCGACCTCGGTCGGGTCCGCGTTGAGGTGGAGTCCGTAGTCCGCAGCGCGGTATGCCGCCTCGGCAGCCGCACCGAGCGTCTTCTCGATGTCGAGCAGGTTGTTCAGCACCGGTTCCATCCGCGGCCGCGCCAGCGTCTCATCATCGAGCAGGCGCGTCGCCGGGACGTCAACCACGCGCGTCCAGTGGACAGTGATCGTCCCTTCTGGGTCGTCTTCGGTTTCAGAGTCGATCTCGTCGTCTAAGTCGATCGTGTACTCGACGGGCTTTCCCCACCGCTCAGAGCCGATGTCTCCGTAGTCGATGTCTTCGATCTGCGCTTCGAGAATCGCTTTGAGCCCTGTAACGTCATCGAGCGAGGAGAGGTCCTGTTCGCGGGCGTCTTCGCGCCACTGCCGCAGTTTCGCCCCCTCGTCACCGGCGACGTCACTGAAACCGATAAGCAGCAGCCCGTGCTGACCGATGCCGGCCGCGCGATCAACACGCTCACAGTACGTCCACAGGTTGTGACCCGCCGCGAGCTTCTCCACGTCGCGCTCGAACGGTGTCGGGTCCTCACCAGAACCGCCCTCGGTCGCTGGATCAACGATAAGCGGGTCGTCACGCCACGTCGTGAACGCCGGCTTCTCGACGACGATACGCGCGTAGGCGTTCCGGAGGTACAGTGCCAGCCAGTTGTCCTCGTTCCACCCGTCCAGGTCGTCGCGGGGCCAGCCGAACACCTCGTAGTGGTTGCGTTCGGCTCCGTGGTCGTTGAACCCCGTCTGACCGAGGTTGGCGGCGATGCCCAGGCGGACGCCGGTCGCAAACTCCTCGTTTGCGCGCAGCTCACTCTCGAGCTGGACGTCGGCCTCATCAGCCGGCTCCTCGTCGTGTCGCGTGTCTGTGTCGTCACTCATGTGTTAGAAGCCCCACGTCGGAGACGCCAGCTGGTCGTCTGGGTCGGCACGGTCGCGCCACACAGCCATCAGCGTCGCATCGAGGTGGTCGGGCGAGCGGCCGAGCCGTTCTTTGACGTCCTCCTTGCGCGCCGTCGCCGCCAGAACGTCAGCGCCGTCCCGCCCACGCGAGCCGATATGTCGCTCCTCATAGGTGACTGTCCGCGCGGCGACCTTCGCCTGCTCGTAGAGGTCGGCGTTCGCGAACGTGCCCCCCGCCTCGAGGAACTCCGCGAACAGCGCGAGCGACTCGACCCAGCAGTCGTCGTACGTCGTCTCCGCGGCGGCGACGGCCTGGTTCTTGAATCGGTGGACTGTGCCGAAGCGGTTATCAAGCCCGTCAGCCAGTCCTGACCCCTCGCCGACCGCGTCGACCGCGATCTCGGGCGTCGGCCACTGTCGGATCGTCTCGGCGAGCGCTTGTTCCTGCTCGGTGTGGTCGGTGCCCTGCTCCTCATACTCGATGACGGCCACGTCATCCCGCACCCCCGACGCGACCGTGTCGTCACCGCTCCGAGCAACGTCGACGCCGAGCGCAGTCGGCGAGTTTCGCGCCGGGCGGGCGTCGGGCTGGTACTGCGCCTCGACGAGCTCCGGATCGAGCGGGCGATGGACGCCGGCGTCGCCCGGCGGGATGATCCCACCTCGGCGCTTGTACCACTCGGCAGCGAGGTCGTTGCGAAACGCCGGCGCATCGGGGTCGACCGTCCACGCCTCCGCCTGGTCGAGGCCCGGCCACGGCTCGTCGACGTAGCTCTGCCAGTCCTGTTTGATCTTCCACGCCGTCGCGAGCCCGTCGATAACGTCGTCGTCATCGCCCTCCAGCCTGTGCTGGACGTTGTGGCTCTCGAAGGACGACTTCCGAACCACAGTCCACGTCGGGTCTTCGTAGAGCCGCTGGAGGCTGTTCGTCTCGTCATCCGGCGGGTTCGCGATGGCGACGAGCCGGTCGCGTTGGTCGGAGACAAGCGACTCCATCGCCTCGAACGTCGCCTCCGTGACGTCGTCCTTGTCCGCCTCCTCGATGATGCCGAGGACGTACCCCGAGTGGACGCCTTCGAGCTCGCCGGCGTCGCTCGGGCTCGCCGCCTCGAAGTACTGCTCCGGCTCGCCGTCGATCTCGATGCGAGGCGGCGACCGCTTGTACGTGCCGGGGAGTCCAGCGCCGGCGAGCGCGTTCGCGTGGAGTTGCTC